ATAAATATGGAAAAATTTGGATGGTGGAGTACCTTTAAACTTAGTATTGCTTATGCTTTATTAAAAAATGTATTAAAAATAAAGAATATGTACTATAAATATGATTATTCTATGCTAAAGAAATCATTTGGAGGATTACAGAGCAGCCTAGTCTATCAAGTATTGAAGGGTTTTGATATTACACCTAATGGATTGAATAATATAGCTAATAATCTACCATATGAAGTACCTATTTTTATTGATAAATTTGATAGTAGTTTGTGGGATGAATCAGGTTCATTTATAGGATTTAGAGATATTTATAGGAAACTTGTAAATAATAATATGATTGTATTCTTCTGTGGAGCTGTTTATTTTATAACAGAATCCAATAATATTGTAATGAATCAGAATATTATTGATGGTATTGATGAAATACAGGAAATAAAGTTAGATAATAAAGGACAAACTTTGTTTACTCCACATACTTTTAAAATTACAGTAAAAAAGGATGATGACGGTATATATCATATAAAAGATAGACATCAATTAACATCCGCTAGAAAAATGTATAATATACCGAATATAAAAAGAACTAAAAATAAATAGCTTTTTATTTGGTAGTTAGAAATGTAATTACTATATTAGCAGAATCAAAATAATAAATTATATGAATGATTTTTTAGACAGATTAAAAGAAGAAAAAAGTGAGCTTAATCTAAAGATGGACTCATTAAGAAAATTTATGGATAGCGATAAATTCGCTGAAATAGATAATGTACAAATGACATTGATTAATGTGCAATTAAGTGCTATGGAAACATATAGTCAATGTTTACTAGAGAGAATAGTTAGATTAGACATAACTAACTAAAATATAGCGTTACTCGACAAGGAATGCGCAAAGAGCCTATTGATAGCGTGGCGAATAAACTATTATATAGGCTCTTATTTTTAACTGAGTTCATCTTACCGTTCGGAAGAAGGAAATCGAGAATCGCTAGGGCTAAGATTCCTAGCGTTTCTTGCTTTAAACAAGTACTAATATGATAGATTTGAATAAACTAGATGAAGATATTACTAATCTTCTTGAGAATGAAACAGAAGAAGAGTTGAATGATTGGTTAAAGAAAGAAAGAAATAAGATATTAAAAGAATCAAAACCTATTCCTAGTGATATATCTAAATTAATTAATGAAAACTTTTGGGAATTATTAGAATAAAAACAAATAGTTATGGCACTATGTTTATATAAAATAGAGCATATTGATGGATGTTTTTGTCATCCTAAAGCTGGTGTTAGAAAATGGCTGAAAAACCAACGTAATAGATGGATTCGTAAATGGAATAAATATGAAGTACCACCTGTAAAATATAGATGTGGTTGGGAAGATTAGGAATAAAACCATTTTCCTGACGTCGGGAATATGGTTTAGAATAAATATTAAACAAACAATAAATGAAAGTAAAAGTAACAAAAGTAACAAACAAACAATTAGCAGATGATGCTTGCTCAATGACTATCTTTGGCAAAGGAGGTCCATCGTTAAAGAAATTATATGCAAGCGAACATTCTCCAATCAGAACACAAACATTTAAAGTAGAATTATTCAATATTCCTTTATTTGTATCAACGCACTTACTAAGACATAAGATAGGCAGTGAACCATTTGCATTATCTTATCGACCTGACAGAAATAAGAAGTCAAAGGTATTAAAGGACTACACACAAGAGTTAAGGACACTAACAAATATACTTGTTAATGGTGATATTAATAAGAATGAATTTATTATTAAACAAGAAGAGATATTAAACGAGATAGAAACGAAGACAGATAGATATACACCCACTAACTTAATGCTTTATGTAAATGTACAAGCATTGATTAATATGGCTCGTGTACGTCTTTGCAATAAGGCATCAAATGAAACTGTTGTTGCATTTAAGAAAATAAAAGAATGTATAAAGATTGTAGACCCTGATTTATATCATTTCCTAGTACGTAATTGTGTGTATCGTAATGGTATTTGTCCAGAATTTAAACCTTGTGGATATAATAAGACAGAAATATTTCAAGATGAATTAAAAGATTATCAGAAGTTATTTAATTATAAGCAATGAAAATATACAAAGAACTAGAAGCATTTAAAGAACGCAGTAAGGTTTTAGGACTATGCAATAATTATACAGATAAGTGGAATAGCGCACAAGACACGTATGACCTTATTAAATTAGCTACTGATATAAATGGTATGCCTTACATATTAGAGTCCTTAAATGACCCGCAAATGGGTATAACAACTAAATTTGCTATTGAGTTCTTAGGAGAATACGTAAATAATAATATACCAATAGTAAATGATGGAATTGAATCTAAATTATTCATAGATACAGAATGTACAGTAATTTTATCATCTACAATAAATGGATTTCTAAATACTAATGCAAAGCTATATGTACCTAAAGGAGTAGTGTGCCACGTTTATTGTGTGAATAGCGACCTTGAAATAACAGGGAGTGGAATAATATATTTTCATAATTTATTAGAAGGGAAATGGATTAATAACATAATAAAGAAATACGAATGAGTTATTTTACAATTGCTGAGTTAACATATTCAAACACAGCAGAAGAAAAGAAAATAGATAACGAACCTAATTTTGAACAAAAACATAATTTACAAAAACTAATTGATGTTATCCTTGACCCAATTAGAGATAAATATGGAAAATCAATTATAAGTACTAGTGGTTTTAGATGCGTTAAGTTAAATAAGTTAATAGGTGGGGTATCAACAAGTGACCATCTAAAAGGTAAAGCAGACGATATTGTAGGGACACCTAATACATTAGTTGAGAATAAGAAATTGTATAGTTTAATTAAATCTATGGATTTACCTGTAAAACAATGTATATTAGAAAAAGGTGGAAAATGGATTCATATTTCATATGATGAAAATGATATTCGCAGACAATATTTTAATTTATAATAGAGAAAGTCCTAACCTTAATTGGCTAGGACTTCTTCTTTGTCTATGGCTGAGTATATGTAATTTATTATCAGCCTAAAATCCTTATCAGAATAGTCTAATAACACATTGCTGATAATATAATCAACAGATTCATCGCTTGTATAAATACATATATCATCCATCTTATTGTGCTTTGTGGTGATTGTATTAAAATAAGAAATAACAGTTTATTTATTTGGATATTAAATAATTTATTCTTATATTTGTTGCGTATTAATACGAAAAGATTTTAAATGTATGATAACCACACAGAATGATTATGATAAAGATTTTGTTAAGTATGTTATAGAGCAGGTTTTTACCTATTTTAAAATAGATAAAGATATTGCATTAACTTCTAATAGGAGTAGGGATGTATCGGATGCTAGACATATGATATGGTATCTTTTACACTATAACTATGATTATTCTTCTTTTCTAATAGCTAAGATATTCAATAAGAATAGACGAAGTGTTATGTCAGGAATTGCTAACACAAAATTCTTTATAGAGAATATGCCTGATGATTCAAATGATTACAATAATATAATAGAAAAAATAGAGTGGTAACTATCACAGCCACCACTCTACAAATAATATATATAAACAAATTGAAAACATTATCTAAGCCATAAATACTCTTATGCCTTTTCCTCCTTCTACGGAAGAAGACTTAATTATATCACTCATATTATTATTCATTTGATTTACTAGTGCTCTTATTGCTTTTACTTCAATAATCATTTGGTTATCACTTCCTGACCCATATTGATTTTCAAGAATATTCTTAATAGAACCCAAATAACTATTCCTTTCTGTTGCAAAATATCTAAGAGAGTTAAGGTATGATTCAATAACGCCAGCAGTCGCTTCTGTAACACCTTGTATCCCTTGTTGTAAGCCTGATAAATCAGTGCTACTAAATGTAGATGCTTTAATATCCAAAGCATCATTAAGTGATGTGAAATATCCATCAATAGATTCAGTGTAATCAGCTCTCATTGCTCTTAATTCGTTCATCTCGTTCGTAGTAATTCTCTCTCCACCTTCACTCTTCTCACCAACAAATTCATTAAACTTATCAACAATAGGTTTTACGTATTTCTCTGAAACAGTAAGTAGGGCTTGTTTTTGTACTAAATTCTTAAGGAAATCATCAAACTCATCTTTCAATGCTGTTAAACCACTACCTGTATTATAAAATGCTTCATACCAAGCATCAGTAAAATCTTGTGCAGCCGATTTTACATCAAGACCTCCAAATGCTTCTGCTCTTTCTTGTTCTAGTTCTTCTAGTTTTTTAATATTCTCTTTTTCAGCTTTCTGCCATTCTTTTATTTGGTCATTGTCAACATCCTTTTTTTTCTTTTCAGCAGCAATCATTTTTTCATATGCTTCATTTTCTTCTTCTATTGTTTTTTTCTTTTCTGCATAATTAGTAGATAAATCTTCAAAGTCATATGCCTTTTCAATTGCATCACCTAAATCATCATACTTATCTTCTAGTTCTTCTACTAACTTCTTTTGCTTATTAATAATCTTTTCATATTTAGCATCGTGCATACTATTAAATGCGGTCACAACAGAAGCTAAACCTTGAGCAGCTTGAACAGCACCACCCATTATATCACCACTTGCTATTTTAGTTATACCTCCAGCCATATCACCAAGACCTTGTATTGATTGCATTACATTTTGTACATCTGCAATAGCTTCATCACTACCGCCAAATGCACCCATAAGACTAACAACAGCTCCTCCCGCTTCCGACGCATAAGTAGTAATACCTTCTATACCTGCTTTTACTTTATCTGTTGCTTTACCACTTTTTGCAAATGCTTGTTTTAAATTATCATGTGCTACACTTAATTTATCAGTAGATTTAACAGATTTTAGTTTTTCTTTATTAAAATCTGATTCAGCCTTTTTGTATTCTTTACTATTTTTACCTGATTCTTTTTCTACTTGTTTAAGTTTCTTTTGAGCAGATGCAGCAGATGCTGAATTATGGGTACTTTCTTCTAAAACTGAATCATATTCATCTTGTGCATTTTTAGTTTCAGTTAAAGATTTTCTATATTCATTAATACCACCGGCTAATGATGTAAATGGATTTCTAGAAACAAGAGTATCATCTAATTTACTAATGCTATCATTAATGGCTTTAAAATCGGTTGGTGCTAAATCTCCATTACTAGAAGACATTAAATCATTTAACTCTTTTTTTACTCGTTTTATACTAGCAATAGACATACTAGACATATCCTCAAATACAGATTGATAATCATACGTATTTTTAAAATCCTCGTATGAAGACTTAGCAATTTCTTTTTTCTTTTCTTCACCTATTCGATAAATAGCTAATTCTTTTTCAGAATCACTTAGTGCATCAGTATCATTAATACTAGCAATCAAATCATTATATTTAGTTTCTATTTGCTCTTTTTCACTAAGTGTTTCTGTGAAATACTTTATATATGATTTAGCTCTTTCTGATATTGATTTCTTTTCTAGGTCTTCTATCTTCTTTAGATAATTATTGTATGCTTTTTCTCCATCAGTACCAATAAACTTATTTTCATATGATTCTATTGTTGTTCTAAGTTCTTTTAATGACGTTGGGGTTATTCCAAATAAACTCTCCTGTAAATCTTTTGGTACATTAATATTATCTAAATCTAAAGACATATTATAATCAGAAAAAGATTTATCTATTCTTTTAGATAACTTATCTAACTTATCTTGTGATACATCAACATCAATATCTACTTTTATACTAGCAACAGCTTGTTGTATAGTTTTTAACACATCTCCCTTAGCTTTTTCAGCTAGCTTATTTAAACTAGATATTGTGCCAGCTTTATCAAATTGAGTATTATTACTAATTGGTACACCAACAGCACTAGCAGCATCACTATATTGATTAGCAACACTACTTTTTGCTTCGTCTTTTGTCTTATATTTAATTAGTTTCTCATACTCTGAGTTCATAGTTTTAAGAAGAGATATTCTATCGTTAAGTACTTTCTTATTATCTTCACCTCCACTTGTAACTGTTTTGTTTTCAACTACTAAGTTTTCTCTAATCTTTGATATTATATCGTATGTAGCTTTTAACTTGTCGTATTCCTCAGTACTACCAACACCTTTTAAATCAGCAAATATTTGATTACTAGAAATAGCCTTAGAAGATGAAACTTTTGCAAATATATCAGACATTTCTTTATAAGAACCTTCTATATCTTTTGTATATTCATCAAAACTTTGTCCTTCTTTAATTAGATATTTGAACATATCATTTTTAGACAAATTACTATCTGCCTCAGTCATAGTGATAATAAGATTATTTATCTCATCTTGTATATGACCTGTACTAAATTTATCTCCTATTTTATTAGCATCATTTATGATATTAGTATAATATATCTTATCTACATCAGAAGCCTTTGACATTGCATCTGACATAGTTTGTGTAAATTGAGATATGTATTTCTTTGTTACATCTTTCTTTAGATTAGAAATATCAAACGGATTAACTGTTTCATTCCATTTTTTACTAGTTATTGCATTTTTAATTTCTTTATCTATGGTATTAACCATATCATCTAATTGCGTTTTTAATTCTTTTGCTTTAAAATCAACGATAGGAGTTATTTTAGAATTATTTATTTCTACCATCGTATCTTTGTACTTAACAAGAAGAGATACTGCGTTTCTTATTTCTTTTGATGGTCCTACTTCTATTTCTGTAAATAACTTATCACTAGAAGTACTAGAAGTCATTAACTTACGATATTCTTTTAATGAAAGACTTACGTTTTCAGATTGCAATGTTAATTCTTCTATATGCTTCCTAAATGAATCATTATCTAATTTTATTTTACCAGCTAAAGCATCTGATATAGCATTTTGTATTATACTTTTTGCAGCTATTTTATCAACACCTTTTTCTATTAATTTATCAACTAAATCTCCCTCAGAACCCATAACATCTTTTCTTAATGTTTCGTTAGCGGAAGAAATCATTTCCTCTTGGTTCTTAGCATTAATATAACTGTATATACTTTCAGTTACATCGTCATATCTACCTTTCATTGCTCTTAGGGCTTCAATCTTAAGATAATCAGTTGGAAGTATCTCTTTATAAGTCCTATGTAGTTCATCTAACGCTTCTTTCTGTTCAGTAGACCCATCGGCTGCATCTACGGCTGCCTTTGCTAGGTTTTGAAAATTACCAGACAGTTTACTTGCTTCATATAAACTTTCATTTGTAATTTTATTAAATTTTTCTTGTTCTGCACTTGCTGAACCAATAGCTTCTGATATAGCATATACAGCTCCAATAATAATAGAACCAATAAGAATATATGGATTAGCTTTAGCAGCTAAATTAAACCCTGTTTGTGCCACCGTTGCTGCTTGTGTTGCTATTACTTGTCTAGCTGTATATGCCACCATTAATTTAGATACAGATAGTCTAACTTGTTCCACTGCTAATAAAGCAATAGAAATTGTTTTATATGTAGTAAATCCTAATATAAGTGGTTTAACTATATTCGCAATAGTTTCCCAATTCATCATTACATACCTTAACAAATCTAATGTTGATTTAATTGCCCCCTCACTTTGCTTTCCAATATCATTATACATAATATCCAAAGCATCTTTAAGGTTATTAATCATACCAAGAACAGTATTAGCTTGTATTTCCTGCATCTTGTAGAACATACCACCCTTTTTAGTTAAATCATCAAAGACATCAGCAACATCTTGAAAAGAGACCATACGTCTAGATACTTTTTCAAAGATATCACCTACAGACACAGCGTGTCCTTCCAATTCGGTAAATTTATCAGATAATTCACCAAGAATATTAATACCCGCCTCACTAAATTGTCTTAACTCAGTTCCTCTAAGGTAATTCGCTGCTTTAACTTGTCCGTAGGCTAATATGAGTCGATTCATATCAACTCCCAAACCAGCAGACACATCAGCAAGTTGCTTAGTTGTTTCAAATAACTTACTAGTTTCCACCCTATAAGCTGCTAATTGCTTAGTGTAAGTAAGCAATCCTTTCAATCTAAATGGTGAACTTACTGACAATTCAGTTATTTGAGCAAAGAGTTTATTTGCTGCATATTTATCTTTGAGAATTGCTTGCAATGCTTTCTGCTGTAATTCAAATTCACCACGTACTTGAACCATAGAACGAAGGAATTGCTTAACCTGATTAACACTAAAATAGATTGATGCTGATTGAATAAGTGCTTTTAAAGTAGAGTTAGATTGAGTAAAACTTTTACTCATAGATTTAGTAGAAACAATAGCTTGTTGATTAGCTGTATGTAATCTCTTAACAGCAATAGAAGCTTTATCTAATTCCTTAGTATGGTCTCCTTCTGTATTCTTTAGATTCTTAGTAGCAGTATTAATTGCATCTATTTTTCTTGACCTAGTAGCTAAAGAAGCCTCAGACATATTCATAGCCTTATTGTATGATGCTAAGGTTTTTTCAGCTGCTTTTTGTGCTGATGCTTTTTCTTTTTCGGCTTTGGCTAATTCTTTAGCTTGTGCAGCCGCTTGTTTATCATTAGCTGCACTTTCTTTAGCCGCTGCTAATGCTTCTCGTTTGGATTGTACTTCTTCTGTACTGTATTTAGCTTTTAATTGCTCAATTTCAATAGAACGTATTCCAATACTATTATAGTCTTGCTTACTTTCATTAATAGCTATTTGCTCTATTTGAGCTTGCTTCTCAGCATTTGCAGTTTCTTTAACTAGAGCATTAAATTCTCTTTGATATGTTATTTCTTCTGCTTTTTTTGTATTAAGTCTAGTAATTTCATCTGATATATCTGAATAAATAGCTTTTTGATGTAAAGTGGCTTCTTCTTTATTTATACCTGATAATAATAATGTATATTGTTTTAGTTTTTCATTAATAGATGTTAATCCTTTCTCATCCATATTAGAAGTAGAAGATGGAATCTTATTAATACCGCTGCTCTTTAATGTATTATTAAGCTCATTAATCTTACCTGCTGCATAAACAGCATCACTACCAAGTTCTTCTATTGCAGAAGACTTAGATGATTGAGAGCTATTCATCTTAGACATAGCTGCTGATGCTTCTGTTATCTTCTTAACAAAGGCATCTACATTATTAAGATTAGTGCTACTAAAATCCTTATTTATTTTACTTGTTGTATCATCAGCCTTTTTCGCTAAGCTATCTAGTGCTTGTTCAGCTTTACCTAAATCACCTAAAAAAGACGCAACATCAGCACTTAGTTCAAAACCTGTACTATTTTCACCTGATTCATTTGCCATATTATATATATATTATTGAATTGGTTATATTGTAGGAATAAGACCAATAATTGTTTTTTCTCTTTCTTTCTTTTCTTTCTCTTCTTTAGAAGCAATATATTCTGTATGTGAATAATCTAAACTTGCAATCTTAATTTGTGGTATAGTCATATCCCATAAATATTCATTTCTACTACACCAAGGATTAGCTTTTAGAAAATCACACATTTCTCCAATAGCTGTTCTAGCTATTATTCCTTTAGTTCGTCCATCATCGTCCTCCGCTCTGTCAGCATCTGCAATAACATCGCTGTCGACTTTATATTCGCAAAAAAAAAGCCAACATCCATCTTTTGTATGATTTCTAGGAACAAACTTAATAACTCTTTTTGAGTTGTATTATTTAGTATTATATCATATACTTCATCAAAGTTCTTTTCTATCTTATGCAAATTATTTAATAATGCATACGTTACTATCTTACATAAAACAGGTATTTGCGTAGCCATAGCAATCATAACAGAAGCCGTTTTATCAGCTGATAACGTTTCTACTTCTTTAATCTTTACAGCCTCCTCACATATCTTAATCAAAGTACCATTCTTCAATGCTCTTACTTCAAAATCTGTACCTTCAAATTTAAATAGAGTAGGTGTATCAGCCATTATTTCTACTAGTTTTGCTCTAGCTTCATCTGTAATCTTATCTTTTACGTTCATATATATTGTTTATTAAAATAAAAAGGGCAGAGCAATTAAACTCCGCCCTTATTTTATAATTAGATATACACTATTATAGTGTTAATTTACCATCTTTTATAATAGCGTAAGCAGAAGTAACAGTTACTTCACCAGCGTCTTTAGTAACCTTGTATTCCTTAGAATACGCTGTTCCTGACAATGCACCAAGTACCATATTAGAACTTAATGATGTACCTGTAATCTTACCTGCTAGCATCACTTTAGGTACTTCTATGATATCATCAGAGCTATCAAATACGAATTGCATCTTAGCATATACATATTTGTATGTAGCAGGACGATACGCACTACCTGTATCATCAATAGTATAGCCAAGGCACTTCTCTAAGAACTCATTAGGAATCTCAGCAGAGCTAAGTGCAATAGTCACATCGCCTAATGTTGGTATCTGAAAAAGTGGTTCATCTTTTGTCTCACCTGCAATACTATTAATTGTAGGTTCTGCTTCATCAATTGAAACTGTATCAGCAACTATATTCTCTAAATCAAATGGAGCATTATCACCTTCTAATAAACTTGAAGTCCAAGGGTAAAGAAGTACTCGTGTTAATTTACCTAATTTTCTTGACGTTGCTATGTCTTGTACTGTTATTGCCATAATATTTATTTTTTATATTTTAAAAATTCTTTTATTATAGTACAGTTACCTGTACTGTTATTACATTACTAAAATAATCTGTATCATCAACCTTTGATGGATTAGAACGGATTTTACTTAACATATACTCATTATTCTCATCTTGAAATTCACTTATAATCTCGTTTAGTGATTCTTCCATAAGTTTCAATGCATTTGAGTTTTTTGTTCCTCCTTCATTCTTAGCACACAACCATATATAAGCATTTACTTTTATAGGGGTCGTTTTTAAATTAATTCCATTCGCTAAATCTATAATAAGTATTGTGTCGTCAGTACCTTCTTCTAAAACTTCAGGGAAAAAACCTATTACAAGTTTTTCTGATATACCGAAAAATTCAGTATAAAGAAAATCCTCAATTGATGATATGTTTGCGTTTTTGTTAATTTTATCCATATTCTTCTAAATTACCTTTATATTTTCTAGTTAATGAATATACATCATCTCTAATAATATCCTTAATAACCATATATTTCCGTTTAGTTCTTATTCCACTCTCTAATATTCCTCCATAGAACATTGCAGCAAATACAACAAGTACTAATCTATCTTTGTCAGCAGTAGCTAATTTATTCTTTATAACTTTATCAATTTCAGAACTAGCATTTTTACCTTTGTTAGAACTTGTTGCTACGTTACGAGAGCGTTTAGTTGCTACTATTTCACCTTTATAAAATATGGCATACGCATAACTAGAAACTAAATTACCTGTTCTATCTTGGTAGTCTTTTTGCTCGATAAGATTGTCTAGCATTTCGTCTGCTTTACTAGTCATATCAGCAATCATTACATTAAGATTACCTCCCTTAGTTCCTGAACTGTTACCTAAATTCCAATATTTGTTTGCCATATTCTTTTAGTTATCTTTATCAGATATATATAGGTTAATTCCTAGCTGACTAGGGAATAAAGCTAAAACCTTACCATTAATCCTAAAGCCGAAAGCTGAGGAATCTAAAATATCGCCCCTTAAAATAGTTATTGGGCTTATTAGTGGCAAAGAAACAACAAATTTACTCCCTAATACAGTAGAATTAATAGATGCAGAAGCTTCAGTTATATCACACACAGATGTTAAATTAAATAAATTAATGAATCTATCACTTTTAGGTGATGATGGAACAATATTCTTTGGTTTAGATTCGTATATATTACCATTTTCATCTCTAAGATAATCATCATCTACCTTTAGCGGAAAATCATCATCCTTTAGATTGAGTAAATCAACACTCCTCTTAATTGTACATTCATAGGGAAATCTTTTAATAATTTTCATATTTTGATTCATCTATAAATTGAATAACCCCATTTGATTCTTCTAATCCTTCAAGTTTAGCATCTCCATATTTATTATACACTGAATAGATTATATTATAGAGTTTTATTCGTTCACTAACCGTCTGTGTTCCGTATGTTTGAGAAAATCCATTATGTGATTGACTAACAGAAGCAAGTGTTGTAGGTGCAGTATATGCAACATACAATAAATCAGCTGTTAATAAATCAATATCTTTTACAGATAATGAATTGTAATCAGTTACAGCGGATACAGACCTATCAAAGATGATACGTGTATACACGTTATCATCAAATTGATAAGCTGTTAGCCCTTTTACATAGTCTATAATATTAAATTCCATTATGCACTAGCTTTTTTGTAGTTAATACACCAGTGTTTATTCCACTCATCCAATACAGGTTCATAACAACCAATAACCTCAGTAATCCACTCGGGCATACGTCCGTTTGTATTAACACGATTCATCATTGATAATAGACCACCTTCCATTTTAGCAGTTGCAAAAGTTGAAATACCATTAAGTAAATCATACTCATCAGAAGTAGCCCACATTAATTGACCTTGATAACCTGATGGAGAAAGAACAATAATACCATCTTTCCAACCTTTCACAGCAGTAGAAGTAGTTACACCTTGTATAAGTGTTTCTTCTACCATTAATTCAATTGGTGGTAAGTAATTACCATTAGCTGTATTCCAAGCCTCATATGATTCCTTAGTTGCTAGATATCCACTAGAAAGAATAGAACCATTAGCTTGACTATATGTCATAATAAGGTCTCTTACTTGCGTATTCTTCAAGAAAATATTATAGAAGAAATCCTTAGGCATTTTAAGAGAAATAGGACCTGTATAATTAGTCTCATCTCTATAATCCTCAACTAGATTACGAATATCGTCAATAATAGTTGCATCAGCATCATCCCAAGTTTTTAATCCACAAGCGATATCTCGTTTTGTAGAATCAGTTACTTCATAAGGGGTAGTGATTGGAATATCATAACCATCAGCTAAATAATCGGCATTAGAGAATCTTGTTGTAGATATCTTCTGTGCAGCCATTAAGTTAATAGTCATATTATGAGAATCAAGCATATTACCTACATAATCAATATACGCTTTGAATAATTGTAAATTACCTTGTAATTCTTTATCCAATTTATCATATACTTGCTTATCCTTACCAAGTAAAGTATGACTCTTACCAAAGTCACCAATAGAACCTGTACGAGCCTTAGGACCACTGAATCCCTCTGATGGCATATCAGAATACTTAGCACGTGACATCGCATTAGTTGTACCTTTAATCTCAGTCTCATCTATTGAGTAAAGAGATGCACCACTTGAATTAGTAAGCAATGGAATACCACTTTTGAAAAAGTATTTTTTCCAATAACTATTTTCGTACTTATCAACCCATACCGAATCTACAAGAGATTGGAAGACTTCACTGTCTTTATAAATATCTGCGAAGTCAACTAAAAATGTGTTGTCAGTCGCTAGAATAGTTGCATTTGTTTTATCTATCTGCATAATTTTTATTTTTTAATATTAAAGTTGATAAAATTCTTCAACTGCGCTCTTATTAGCTGGAGCAATCTTAGGAACAATTGCTAAGTCAGCAATGATAGTACAGTGCATTTTAGGCGTGATTGTCAAGACATTATTAAAATTATCTTCCATAAGCTCTGCCATATCTTTCTCTGCGATAAAGTTATCATCAAAAATAACATTAACCTTAGTAAGTAGAGGAGCGACATTTTCACCAGCTTCTGCGGCTTCTACATAAACATCACCTTTAGTACCTGTACCCAATGAACCTGCTGTAATAGTTACTTTATATACATCTACGTCATTAAGTGTAGTCTTAACCATAGTCGTACAAGCAACACTTTTACCTGTTGATGTAGCTGACGTTGGTTCTGCTGTAATAAATAGACCTGTTCTCATATTATGAGTATAGTCTGTATTAAGGAAGTACACGTCTGTGTCTTCTGCTGCTAAATCTTGGGCTAATACGAATTGTCGCAAAGGATATGATTTTCTTGACTTGTATTCAAAATAACCAAAATCACCTGCGAATATTACATCACCAGCCTTTAAATTTCCTGCTAGGATAGAACCCATCCAAACTTGCTCATTCCAAGCATTTTGTTTGAAAATAGGTCTTCCACCACCTTGAATCGCCCGACTTCTCGAACTTAATCTGTTTAAATTTACCATCTCTTTTTATTATTTTACAATTGTTTTTAATTTAGCAAATGCCGAAGTATAATCAATAGGCTTACTTCCCTTGCTATCATTTACTGAGTTAGTATCGTTAACGGAAGCCTTCTTTATATTAAATGCTTCTACTATTTTGTTTGAAACCTCGTCAACATCTGTATCTTGAGTTATACTAACAATATGCAAGTAGCTTTTAATGTCTGCTTCGTTCTTGATACCTTTATTCTTAAGCGTATCTGCTAACAACTCTTTCTTCTTAGCAATAGAAGTTTTTGCTTCGTCTTCTACTCTTTGTCTCTTAAGAATATTAATTTCGTTCAAAATTGCATCTAACTTAGAATCTGATTCAGGAGCTTTATTATCAGCAACTTTATCATTTACTTTATCAGGTACTTTAGATTCCTCTAATTTCCTTAGCTTTTCTTTTAATTCCTCAAACTCACTATTCTTTTTATTCTCAAAGGATTTAGCGAATACTGAATTATCATTCCTCATATTATTTTCATTAATTTTCATTAATGGTAATATTTCCTCAACAAAAGCACTCATTTCTGTTTCTTCTGTTGCAAACTTAGGAATATAAATATCTAAAGCTTCATTAATTGAACGCTCTGACGTGCTTAAGGTTTCTCCATTAAGTGTCATTTTTCTGATAAGTTCTTTACCAGCATCTTCTTTATTAAATTTCATATTGTTTATATTAAATTTCTATTCAACAAAGATAACACTTATTAGTGATAAGTTTTGCATAAAATTAAGGATAGTTAATGCACTGTGCCTTATGTTAATTAAAATATGTACAATAAGTAGCTAATAATGCGTACATTTGTGTTGTATAATAAATATTAATAGTAATGGCAGGAGTAAATATAATAAAACCACAAAAAGGCTTTCAAGAAAAGTTCATAAGAAGCGTAGCTGATGTTACATTTGGTGGAGCAGCGCTTGGCATAGGTAAAGAGCAATCCATTTACAGTAACATTTTAACGCCTAATGGGTGGATAAAAATGGGTGACGTAGAGCTTGGAACAGAACTATATGCTCCATTTGGTGGAAAATCTATTGTAACTAACATATTTCCACAGGGAAATAAAGAAGTTTATGAATTAGAAACTCTTGATGGAAGAAAAACGCTTTGTGGAATCGACCATCTTTGGAATATAGTAACAAAAGGACAAAAAGAAAAATATAATAGAGATAGAAAAATTCGTTGGATAACAATGAAAACTGAAGAAGTGATAGAAAGAATGGATAATGGTAAGCCATTATATTTGCCTATTGCTGATGCACAAGATTGTGAAGATAAAAAATTTCCTATTCATCCTTATATATTAGGTCTATTGATTGGAGATGGATGCTTAACAAGAATTACTAACGGAACAGGTTTAGTAAAAATATCGAATGATGAACCTGATATAATAGAAAGAGTAGCTAAAATTTTATCATCAACATATAAATTACATACTAAAGCAAATTATAATAATAATATATATTGTGATTCAATTTGCAAAGAAATAATTAAACTTGGTCTTAATATATATTCACACGAAAAATTTATTCCTGAACAATACTTATGGGGGTCTAAAGAACAACGATTAGATTTATTAAAGGGACTAATGGATTCCGATGGTAGTGTAGGTATTAAAAATAGATTTACATATTCAACTACTGCACCAAAATTAAAAGAAGGACTGACTACTCTTTGTAGGAGCTTAGGCTATGCTATTAATTGGTGTAAAGATAAAAGAAAAAAATATAAATCAGGAGAATGTTGGAAAGGTTCAATCAGAACAAATGAAATTATATTTAGTAGTAAAAAACATATAGATAAATTTGAAGCTAATTATGAGAAATATCAAAAAGGCAACAAGAATTGCAGAAAAAATTGTTTTCTAAGAATAAAGTCAATCACAAAGGTAGGTGTTCATCCTTGTCAATGTATAATGGTAACAGATAAGAATAACCTTTATGTAACCGATGATTATATAGTAACTCATAATAGTTTTGCTGCTGTATTGTCTATTGCTCGGTATGTTGACAACCCTAATTTCCGTTGTGTTTTTATTCGTAAGAACTTATCAGAAGTAAAAATTGCAGGAGGATTATATGATATAGCTAAAACAATATATGGTGATTTCACAGATTCAAAGGAATCAGATAGTCCACGTATTACGTTTCCTAGTGGTGCTTGGATGGATTGTACCCACGTAGCAGATGAGCGTCCTAAACAGCTCCTAGAGCGTATTAAAGGATGGCAATATCCATTTATATACTTAGATGAGTTAACCTCATATAAGTTTGGAACATTCCTTAAATTAATGTCTCGAAATCGTGGTGCAAAAGGAATACCTACTTATATTAGAGGGACAACCAATCCACATAACAAACATTGGATACGTAAGTTTATTGATTGGTATGTTGGTGTAGATGGTTATATACGAGAAGATAGAGATGGTGTTGTTAGATATTTTTATATAAGTGGAGAAACAGTTGATGATGTTATATGGGGAAATACCAAGAAAGAAGTTTACTTACAATGTAAAGATGATATTGATAGAAAATTACGTGCGGTAAATAAAAACGAAACAACGTTTACTTATGAAAACTTTATTAAGAGTTTTGTCTTTTATGCAGGTAATATATCTGAAAACAAAGCACTTATTGATGGCAATAAGGATTATGTAGGAAGTATTGTAGCATCAGGAGGTAAATCAGGTAAGCAATTACTAGAATCGAATTGGAATGTTGACCCTAATGAAGTTGAAACAATACCTATCCCATCTGCTGTATCAAATGCCGCATTTTCTAACGATTCTCAAAAGAATGGTGATAGATGGCTTACTATTGATTTAGCAGACCACGGAACAGATAATTATGTAGCATTAATATGGGATGGTTTTGAGGTTATAGATTTTTCTACAATGAGTACGAGTACGCCTAAGTTAAATGCAATTAGAGCGCAACAAATACAACAGAAATATGATATAGCTAGTTCACACGTACTATATGATGCAACAGGAAATGGAAGATATTTAAGTGATTATATTGAAGGTTCAATACCTATTATATCTAATAAGAAACCTAGAGGTAAAGAATCACTTGCATATGTATTCCTAAAAGATGAATTATACGCAAGATTAGTGTGGATGCTTAATAATGATTATATATCATTTTCAGAAGGAATTGGAGAAAGAATATATCAGCATAAGAATTTATCTGACAATACAACCATACGAAAAGAATTTTGCGAAGAATGTAGTGTAGTAAATTGGAAAGACCAAATAAATGGTAAGAAAAGATTAATGAATAAAAAAGAAATGAACGCATTGTTAGGAATGGGTAGGTCAATGGATTTACTTGACCCTATGGCTTTCAGAATGTATCCTATTCTTAATTGTGATAAAGGAGAAGAATTGACCTATGGAATAGAAGAACAATATGATGATGAATCTTACTATGATAGGTTTGGTGCTAGAAAAAAAGAAAAATTTGATATTTATAACGAAAATAATTGGGCATAATGAAAATAGAAGATGTAAAAGATATAATTAGTTTTGCTGAGGTTAACGGATATAGTGCTAAAGTTAGTGATGTATCATATATTGTATTGGAAAATACATTTAGTAATAAAACACTTGCTTATCGTGCATTATTCAATAACACAGAAAATAATACAGAAGAACATATTAAAGAATATGATAAATCAGAAATGATACAATGTATTAAACAATATATGTTCTCTAACAAATATATTATTACTAATGATGAGTTAGATGAAATTAAAAATAAGGATAATATATCAGCAGAAGAAAACAGGGAAGGATTAATTAAATTAATTGGTCGTATAGAAAATGCGATGGATAATGGAAAGATGTCCCAAAAGGATGGTATTGCTAAAATGGTTGATATCCGAAGTCGATTACAATCTAAATTTGAAATGGAAAAAACTAATGAGAGAACAAATATTATTATACCACCTAGTTATAATGCTATTTGCCCATATTGTGGACACGAAGTAACAGCTAAAACAGAAGATAATGAGTAGTATAAAAGAATCAAGAAAAGAAAAGATTGAAGAACTATTGGGTACGCCTGAATTGTTGCTTCAAAAGAACCCATTTGTCAGAAAAGGAACTCTTGTAAAAAAAGATGACAATGAAGTGAAAAAGAACTCTGCAAAAAGAGTTAAAATACCCGAACGTACGTATAAAGAGATTAGTCAACAGGATTATCTTGATGAGCTTAATCCATATACGCACCAAGTGTTATTCGATGAGAATGTACCTCATATCTGTGTAAAATCAGGTGAAGCAGGTAAAATAATTGAAATAGAATACAAAAAGATGGCTATTCCATTTCAAGTTAATATTAAAGATAAAAAAGTATTACATCTTTGTGGAAATCCAACAGAGTTCACAATGCTTAAAAAAGCTCCATCTGATGAAGAAACAGACTTATTCCTAAAATTCAAAGAATATTGGGTATTAAGAAATCAAGAAGGTATGAAAACTAAATTTGTAAATGCTCAAAAATCTATGGGTGATGCAGGTTTACTTTACTATTTTGATTACAATGGAGAGATAAAAAGTAGAATATTATCATACGAAGATGGATATGTTATATGTTCACATAATGATAGGAATGGCGATAGATTAATTGAATCAGTATATTCTATTGGTGAAGACAATAAAGAAGTAATAGATAGTTGGGATAATGTTAATCATTACAGACACGAACATATTGATAATAGTGATGATTCAAAAGCAACCAATGATTGGACATTAGTTTTTACTGAACCACACGGTTTTAGTGAAATTCCATTAATAACTCATAGAGGAGAAGTAGCTTGGGAAAGAGCGCAATCTATTATTGAAACTTATGAGATAATGTATAATATTTTTACTGTTATACAAAAAAGACACGGTTGGGGAATTTTGTACATAAAAGGAAATTTCAAAGCGACAGACCAAACAGTAGCAGGAGCAATTATATTAAATAATACAGACCCAGAAGGTAATGGCTCTGCTGACTTTAAAACGCCAAATAACCCTGAGCATATGATAGAGTATATGAAGGATTTGAGGTACGAGATTCAAACAGCAGGAGGTGCTACATTCATCTTACCACAAGATATTAAGATGTCAGGTGATGTATCAGCAATAGCAATACAACTATCTCAATCTTTAGATAACGAAGAAGCTTTGAAAGGTGTATCAGAATATCAAAATGTAGCAAGTAAGATGTGTAGATTATTTAAAGAAGGTATGGCTAAAGAGTTAGTAAATAAAGGTATTAATACACAAGCTGTTACTAAATATGAATCATTATTAATAAATGCTAAGTTTGTAGTATGGATGCCTAAGAGTGATTCAGAATATAATCAAATGTTAGCTACTATGAAAGGTGCTGGTCTTATTTCCAAAAAGACAGGTATTGAAAAGAATACTCAATCTAAACCCGATGAAGAAAACAGAATAAAGACAGAAGAATTAGAAGCAGAAGAAAAGGCAGCTAAATTAGCAGAACAAACAGCTACAATAGCTGCTGTTAATAGTACTACCGATAATACATCAACTTCTACTGATACTACTTCGTTAAATGAAGAATAATAAATATAATAACATTAAATATTAAAGCGTATGGATATAATAACAATTATTGCTACTATTGTAGGAAGTGTAGGGGGAGCATCAGGACTCCTTACACTCTATACCTTACGACAGAAAAGAGATTCTTTCTCAATAGAAAATATGACGAGAGTTGTAACTGAGATAAAATCGCAACACGCATCTTTCAAAGAAGAAGCTAATGAGAAAATTGATAAACTAGAAAATAGGCTCAATAAGTTAGATTTAAAAGACCAAATGCAGACTAGAGCTATTAATAAAGGCTATCGTTGCGAACATCTATTAGCAGCAATAAATAAAAAAGCTCATTGTCCTATTATCTGTGAATTTGAAACTGAAATGAGAGCAATAGAAGGATTATCTAAAATAAAAGAATAATGGAATTAAGTGATATAGAAAAGAATAAAGTAAAAGGGCTAAGCCCGATGTTAAAGTTAGCATTAAAGCTACTTACTGATTGCATCAATAAAATTATAAATGGGGAATGTAATGAATCAGAAATATGTGAAAGTATCGCACTATTAGAACCGAAAGAAAACGGTTACGTACTTCCTGAGGACTATATGACAGTTGATGAATGCTTACGTCTATTAAATATGGATAGAGCGCAATTCTACGAAAAGGTTGTTAATAAGGATAACTTAAAAATTACTTATTTTAAAAATAAATCACTTGGATACAAACGTTCTGATATTGAAAGGTATTTACAGAAGAATAGAGATAAAGAAAGTAGAAGGCTCTTCCTTAGAAATAAGCGTAAAGAGAAAAGGAAATAGACATATCGATATATATACATAAAAGGAGAGAGTTCTATTTAATTTAGACTCTCTCCTTATTTTATGTTCTGAAACTTTTTACCATTCTATATCATCATCATCATCCTCTATTCCTTCCGAAGAATAAAACTCATTTATATTCTTCCAATCTTCTAGTGATAATTCATCCATTGATACCTCTTTTTCTTCTTCTTCTTCTATCATAACTTTATATTATTGGTTTTTTATTTATATACAAATATAGTATATTATATTTACATACACAAATAATAATCAAATAAAATAACGCACAGAGAATCAATTAATAGAAGTCAATGCTAATGTTACAATAAGTGTTACTACTGCACCTACTAGACCTATACCGTTAGCAAGCATATCATTCCAATCGAACTTACCACCAGCTCTTCGGTTTGTGTCTTCTATTGCTGCACCTACCAAAAAACAAGTAATAGTAGCATTTATAATACATACCATCACAGATAAATCAAAAGCATATAATGATAATAAACTTATTCCTGCTACAAAATACATCCCTAGAGCGTGCTTGTACCGATTACTCTCCATCAACCATTCTTTAATTTTCTTCATTTCTTTTTTATTTAAATTATTATTCAAAAAATTCATTCCAATCTACATCAACCATTTTCTTTATTGCAATTCTTTCAGCTAAGAAAGTCTTGTAATTATCTACAATAACATCAGCTTCATCACCATCGACAATGCCTAGTTGTACAGAGTTGTACTCATTGATTAACTTCTTTTCGTGGTCGCCACCCCAAAGGTATTCTATTACTGTTTTTTTAACTACTTCCTTTGATAGTGGTAGCCAAATAGTGACCTCCTCGCAATTATATGAGGTTATCTCATCTCTTTGTACTTCTGTTATTCCCCATCGGTAGAAGTAACTCCCATTGCCTTTAGCTTCAAATGCTAAAGGTCTTTTGTCATAATTTGCCATATTTATCTTTTTTTTAAAATAGTTTTTATATGTTCTTGAATGTCAACTATCCAAAATGAAGTATTTACTATTTTTTGCTGATTTGTTGTTGGACAATTAAAAAATCCATTTTCTTCTCTAGGGATAGCTAGAAAATTCAAGCTGCCATCATCTTTTATTTCGTTCATATATTATTT